TACAACCAACACAATCAGCTAATAGATATCGCGTATTGAAATTTAAGATATCAAACAGATTAGAATTGTTTACTTACAAAGAAAATGATATTGAAGTAGAATTTACTGAATACGATGCACTAAAAAAAACAATGGAACTTTATAAACTACACTCAAAAAGATTTTAAATGAAAGATACAATAGTAGAAGCAGTTATAAACCAATTTAAAGAACGTTCTAACGTAGGAATAAATAAATATGGCGTTACACTAGATAGAAAAGATTTAACACGTTTAGATTGGATAAATCACGCACAGCAGGAAGCTATGGATTTTTGTCTTTACCTTGAAAAATTAAAACAATATGAAAAATAAACAGACTTGCTTACAAAGAATAAATAGAGTTATGAAATTTAACTACAATCGTGGATTAAATTCAGAAAGGGTAAACGCAATATATCGAAAGATAATTAAAGTGAAATTTGAGGGTAGCAATTAGCTATCCTTTTTTTTTGTTAATTTTTTCTTAAAATGTATTTTATGTAAATAAGTTGTTTATATTTGTACAAGAATTTAAAACAAAACAAATGGCATATTCAAAAAACCCGTTACCAAAAAGATTAACTATCTTTGAAGAACAACAGACAAAAAGCAATAGAACTATTAACACAATTAAAAGAAAAACAAAATGACAAAGCAAGAAATAATTGAAACACTAGAAATTTGTATTTCATTATCAGAATCAACTGGTAACACTTTTGTAACTAAACAACTTACTAAAGTAGCAGAAGCATTAACAGATAAATTTAATAGAGATGAGTATTATGTAGAACAAATTAAGCAAGTTCTTAACTACGATGAAACTATGGAAAACTTAAATAACATTAAACTATGAATGAAGAAGCATTAATTAAGATACAAAGCATTGTAATAGGTTTGGATAGGGATTTGCATAAATACGTTAAAGAATTAATAGACGGACAAAGCAGATATTCAGAAGAACAACTAACAATAACGATTAATAGCACAGAAAAAGAATTAAGTATTTACAACTATATTTTAAAATTAATAATAAACGATGGAAACAAAAATTAAAACATTCGATAACAAGATTTGGGATAAACAAGAACTATTGGATAATATGTATGACGATAGTTTTTACTATGGTTATTTAGGACAAAACGCGTTAAGTAGTTCAAGTTTAAAAATGCTAATACAATCACCAAAAACATATAAGTATGTAACGAAATATGGTTCAGGTGAATCACAAGCATTAAGAGACGGAAAGTTATTTCATACAATGGTTTTAGAGCCACACAAAATAGATGAACTTGTAATAGTTGATGTAGCAACAAAAGCAGGAAAAGCATACAAAGAAGCAAAAGAAAAAGGTTTAGAAGTTTACACTAGCAAAGAAGTAAAAGATGCAGAACGTTTAGCTGATGCGTTACTTAAAAATGATGAAGCAGTACATTATATGAGTAAATCACAATTTGAAATACCAGCTATATCTATGATTGATGAAATACCATTTAGAGCAAAAGCAGACATACTAAAAGACAATATGATTGTAGATTTAAAAACTACTACAGGATTGAATGACTTTAGATATTCAGCAGCTAAATATAGTTATGATTTACAGGCATATCTTTATAGAGAAATGTTTGAGGTTGAAAACTTTGTTTTTGTAGCAATAGACAAAGGTAGTTTAGACATTGGAATATTTGAATGTAGTGATGAATTTTATGAAAGTGGTAAACGTAAACTAGAACAGGGAATAGCAAACTATAAATACTTTTTTGGAAGTGAAGAAATAGATTTAAACCAGTACGTATTAAGAGGAATTTTATAAATAAACAAACAATTAGAAACAAATGAAAAAAGCACAGATTTTTAATAACCATTTTCAGAACTTTAAAACATACGCTATACCAAAAGCACAATTAATTATAGCAGATATTCCTTATAATTTAGGAAATAACGCTTATGCTTCAAATCCAGCTTGGTATAAAGACGGGGATAATTCTAATGGAGAAAGTGAATTGGCTGGAAAAAGTTTTTTTGATACTGATGAAGATTTTAGACCAGCGGAGTTTATGCACTTTTGCAGCACAATGTTAAAACCTGAAAAGAAAAGTGTAAAAGTTGAAGGAGTTGCAAGACAAAAAAGCGATGCTCCTTGTATGATTATATTTTGCGCATTTGACCAGCAGATGTATTTGATTGAATTGGCTAAAAGATATGGTTTAAATAATTACATAAATTTAGTTTTTCGCAAAAACTTTTCAGCGCAAGTATTAAAAGCTAATATGAAAGTAGTAGGTAATTGTGAATATGGTTTAATTTTCTACCGAGATAAACTACCTAAATTTAATAATAAAGGGAAAATGGTTTTTAATTGTTTAGATTGGGAACGTGATGATTCTAATATTGAAAAATTACACCCAACACAAAAACCTTTAAAATTATTAAAAAAGCTAATTGAAATATTTACTGATGAAGGTGATGTTGTTATTGACCCTTGTTCAGGTTCAGGTTCTACTTTAATAGCAGCACAAGAATTAAAAAGAAAATCATTTGGATTTGAAATTAAAAAGAACTTTCATAAATTAGCTCAAAATTGGATTGATGAAGAATATCAAAAGTTAAGTGATATTGAAGAATTTGGATTTGCTAAAACACTAATAGAAAAAACAGAAAAAACATTATTTTAAAATGGAAATAACAGAAAGATTAAAAGAAGTAATTAAGCAAGAAACGAATATAGACGTAAACCAAAACACTAGACTACGTGAGGTAGTAGAAGCAAGAGCGATGTATTGTTATTTGTTAAAGTATTTGCAACCAAGTTCAACATTACAATTTATAGGTAATACAGTAAATAGGAATCACGCTAGTATTATACACTCTTTAAAAACGTATCCTATTATTGAGCAGCAAAATAAAGAACTAAAAAACATTAGGTTAAAAGTATTATCTTACTTTGAAAGTAATAATGAAGGAATAACTGAAGCAGATGTATTACGCAAACAAATAAATGACTTACACTTTGAAATATTATCTTTAAAAGAAGAATTAAACAAACCACAATTTAGCAACACAACAATAAACAAAATAAACGAATTAATGACTAAATACGATGGTACAAACAATAAAGAAATAATAACAGAAAAGCTAGAAGCATTTTATAAAATGAATAGTAACTTAACTAGATTTATATGATAGAAGCAGTAATAGTATTCGGAATAATATTTTTTGTACTTTTGTTTATTATGTGCGTTAATGTAGGAAACAAAACAATAAAAGAACTAGAAAAGAAAGCACCAACAACTTACACAGAAAATGAATTATGACACCAAAAGAAAGAGCAGCAAATTATATGAAATTAAAAGAAGGATATATGACACCAAAAGAACGCGCTGAAATACTTTATAGCAAATACAGTAAAGAGTATTTAATATCTGTAGTAAAAAAGTATAAGACACAAGAAGAAAAAGAACATTGGACTTTAGTAGCAAACGAATTAAACAAACTTTACAAGAATGAAAAAATATAAAGTAATAGAATTAATGACTTTAGCATTTGAAGCAGGATTTAACCAAGCATCAGTTGTTGAAGCAGGATTAGAATCAAAAGAAACAGAATTATTTGTAAATTGGATTTATACTAAACACGTAAACAATGGCTGATATATCAAAATGTAATGATTTCCTTTGTCCTTCAAAAAATATTTGTTATAGATACACCGCAATAAGTAGTGAATATAGACAAAGCTGGGTAAATACAAATAGAGATAGTGATGCTTATAACTGTGAGTTATTTTGGCATAATGGTACTTGTAAATACTGCGGTCAAGATGAAAACAATCACAAATTAAGCTGCGCCAGTCAAAAAATATTAATTAACCTTTCACCACAAGATAAACCCTAAAAAATGGGGTTTATGTAACAACAAAAAGTAATATGAAATATATTTTAATCTTAGCAGCATACGAATTTATAAGACCGAAATTGATTTGGTTGTTTTATTATTTAGTAAACAAAGGTTCAGAATAAACAACAATAGATTTTATTTATTTTAAATTCAATAAACAAACTTTTTTCTATGGAAACAAAATCTAATAAAGGTGGAGCAAGAGCAGGAGCAGGTCGTAAACCTGTAGCTGATGAAAAGAAAGTTAATAGTATATTTGTACAGGCGTTAAAAGAACTATACAATAAAGAAACTGAAGAAGAAACTAAAATAGCATTCGTAAAGAATACTTTAATGGAATCACAAAGAGGACAGTTATTTATTGCAGAACATATATTTGGTAAGCCAAAAGAAACTATTGAAGCCACACACAACATAAATGATTTTAATATAAAAGATATTTTTAAAATTGGAAATAAATCTGAATGAAAAGTATAACTTACTAGGTTCTGAAAGTAGATACTTTGTAATTACAGGTGGTAGGGGTTCAGGGAAATCTTATTCTTTGAACTCTTTTCTTCTGCTATTGACTTATGAAGTTGGACACGTTATTTTGTTTACGCGTTATACATTAACATCAGCAAATGTTTCTATCATTCCTGAATTTATAGATAAGATTGAATCAGCTGATTTAACGAACGATTTTTATATTACCAAAGACGAAATCATAAATCTAAAAACTGGCTCTAAAATACTATTTAAAGGTATTAAAACAAGTAGTGGAACACAAACTGCTAATTTAAAATCATTAGCTG